CCCCTTTTTCTTTTTCTTTTTCTTTTTCTTTTTCTTTTTAGTGATTTTCTTTTTATAAGCCTTGGCTGCTGCTTTCCCTTTTTTAGTATAGGGAAATTTTTTCTTTCCTACTTTTGGCATGTTATTCCCCTTGCTTTAGAACTCTCTCTTTCAGCCTAGTTGCCCTAGCCCCCACCTGAGTAGCCCACCGACTATCAATCATTTCTACAGCTGCCTTTTCCCAATCTTTATTTTCCATCGCTGACAAGAAATTTTTAAACTTCAATAGCCGTGTGATCCCTAAATTAAAACACATATTAGCCATGACTCTTTGTAAATCTTCTGGCAAGTCCTTCCACCAATCCATGTTTCTATCTAAGTCGTCTATAACATTTTGTATATCTTTCTCAAAACATTCTTTTATCCTGTCCTCAGAAACAGGAGTATCAACCTCTTGCTCATGCTCTGGCTCAGTTTCTAATACTAAATGACCTATCCCAAAAGTTGCATAACCTAAATGATCCAGATATATGTTATTAACACAGCCCTCGTCAAGGGTGAGTTCTTCTCGAAGTTTATCTATATCCATAACTTTTCCCATCATTAGCTTATCGCTATTGTAGTATCCCCCCCTGTTGAGACACTTATATCTCCTAACGCAGAAACCCCCTCTACCCCTTTCTCTGAGCCCTGATAAACATCAACCCACTTTGCTCCTGTCCACAGCTGTAACTGCTTAGTAGTCAAATTCCAAATGAGATCGCCCGTGTTGAATTGATTTACATTTTTTTGAACTTCATTAGAGTTGATAGTGGAGCCAACGTCTACTCGGTTTAAACTGAGCTCTAAAACTCTAACAAGTCTGTTAAATACTTCTGGAGAAATATCTCCTATGGCTACAGGAAGCTTTGTTTCTAATAACTTAGCCATTACCTTTTGCCATCAGGTTTTAGATTTATTCGAGTGGCTCCCGCCCTAAAACTCATACCTACGACTGTACTATCATCATCATTAGATTGGATTCTAAAAACAGCTTGTCTTCCTCTCAGTCGTGTGTTTATTTTAGTTGTGACTGAAGTGCAAGCAGTGGTGATTGCAGTTGTTAAACTTTCTCCAGGAAAATTTCTTCTCTTTAACACCAAATCTAACGTTTGTCCACTTGCGCCTGTATCTCCATTTCCTATAAATCTAATATCTGGAATCATTTCACTAATGAATTGATATTCATCACCTTCGCCTAGATCAAAGTCACTAGACTCTATAAATACATTAGACATTGCAGAGCCATCGGCATCTACACCAGATTCATGGTTATATAAATAACCTACATCATCAGTTGACGAAGTCGCTTTAGGATCAGAGAAAATACCTTCATCTATCCAACAAGTCCTGGATAACTCTCCAATCATCCAAACATTTTCCACATAGTTATAGGCAACATACTTATCAGGTACGGTATTAGTTCCTGAACAATAAAACCAACCAACCTCATCAAAAGCTTTGTTTACAAAACCAAACACTTGATATACTTGCGACTGGTTTAAATCACTAAAAATAAAAGCATCTACACTACAAGGAAGTTCTTGAACCTGTCCGGTGTAAACATAAAAACCTTTTTTATCCATCCAAAACACCCCTCTCGGAGTGTTAACCATAGATTTAGGCCCAATTAAACCTATTCCCTCATTGACTAGATTTATGCTAAAAGTGAAAGGTTGACCTACAAAAGTCATTGAATATAATGACGTGTCGGTCCAAATTAACGTTTCTTGCCTAGCCCTGATTGCTCCTATAATCGCAGAGCCTGCAGAAAGTCTAAAAGATCCTGCTGTATTAGTTGGTAAGGGTTCCCATTCTTCTACGTTTTCTTGATCACTCCAAGCGATAAACATAGGGTCAATAGCCCCTGTTCTAGCTGTGCCTGAGTCATTTAAAGGATCTGCACCAAAACATATAACATGCCTATCAATATCTGAAACTAGAACCTGGAGTGCCAGTGTGGGAGTTAGATTTGCCCCCGATAAAGAAGATAAAGCCACCGCTCTGGTGCTTGTTCCACTGCTTTCATCCCAATAAAAAACACCCGCACCACGGGCATTTATAATTAAGTCTTCACCAAAGTTATCATGAGTCCATATCCGTAATTGGTTTGTGGCACCTAAAGCAGTAACACTCCCCCACGTGCCTGCTCCCCAAGTACCAGCCCCCCAACCTGTGGAAGACACATAAACATCTAATCCTACATTTAACTGATAAGCAGCATCTGCTCCTGAACCTCCATTACCGCTATCACTGGAATTAGCTGTAGCCGTTGCTGTGAATGTAAAAGTATTCGCACTAGGTACAGAAACTACTTGATATTCTTGGTTTAATACATCTGCGGTGATATTACCACCTAACGATACGGCCCCTGAAATAGTAACGAAATCATTTACAACAGCCCCGTGGCTTGAATCTGTTGCGGTAATAGTTGCAGAACCATCGGTAGCTGCAAAAGTTATACCATCGGTTGTTGTAGCTCTAATGGGAGTAACATCGTTAAAAACATTACCTTCTAAGACGTAATATTTCCAAGTAGTGCCTAACCCAAGGTACTTGGTGCCATCTAAATCAACCCAAGCATGAAGTGCTCTACCCGTTGATTTAAAAGTATTGACAGTGGCCTTAGCCCAACCACCTATTTTTTCTGGTAATCCTTTACGAAAGCGTACTAAATTACCATCAAACCAGCCCCCTTCATTAGCGTAAGCGGTGGTATCTTTATTGATTCCTGGTTTGAATAAGAGTTTCTGTAAGGGCATCTCACCCTTCCTACAAAAGATATTTAGTTAAAACTATGGACCCTAATATAAAAGGATACACCCCCCAAAGAAGACGCTCTAGTTTCTTAAATTTTTCTGATCCTTCATCCAATCTTTTTTCAATATAAAGATAACGAAGGGCACATTCTCTTTCATGTGCATTGATTTCTGCTAATGGATCCCTTACGTTAGACATTTTGTTGTGCAGTTTGATCCGTGATGTTCCAAACATTCAAGTTCGCCGCAACTGTCCTGCGCTCACCTTGGCCTTTGAATGGATACACCATATGCTGCAACCAGGAAGGGAACATATACAACTTACCAACTTGGGGCTGAACTATAGTGCTTTGCGGTGGCCGAAGTCGCTCGACATCCATCAAAGAGTTCCTTCCATATTGGAAGGCCAAGTATCCGTCACAAGCTCCACTGGAGTTATAGAGATTATAGCTTGGCGTTCCCGAACTTGGCTGATCTAGAATTTGCTGCGGAACCTTCGTCCAACAAGTTACGGAAATTCCCATGATTGTTGAAGTCCCGTGATCGTGGATGGGGTTGTAATCGCCTTCAAAAGAATGGACTGACCACAACTCATCTACCGCTACCTTACGAGTGCCTGTTAGGGTATTTGCCGTCTCTTTACAAAAATTCTTGATGTACTCGATGCCCAGCCCGTTAATGAGATGGCAGAAGTCCTGCAACTCAGGTTCTTCATGGTTCATCGTCAGTTGCTGACCATGCTTAATCTGGCCTACCAGAGTTCCGGCATGAGAACGACGTTCTTCGCTCTCCAGCAGTTCATCCAGATATCCGTTAAGACCTTCAACCATCTCTGGCGGCAGGTCGGTTTCCAGCATGTAGGCCGCAGGCAGCGTCCAGTTCTGAAATTGAATCTCTGGCATTAGCTAGGAATCGTATAGGCTGTATCAGGCACAGGAGGCACTACAGGACTGGTAATCACACTGTCGACCTGACTGGCAAAAACTGTATCCCAATGGCTCGTCGGGCAAAGCGCCTCAAGCTCACTCTTAGACCAAGAACCTTTAGCCTTCTTAGCAAAGACCGTAGCGCCGTCAGGGTCTACGTTATTTACTGTGATCCCGAAAGTGGTGGTGTAGTACGTCGCATCACCTTCGCTATCGTTCTCGTACTTCATTTCCAAGTCCCACGTTTCCACCTTGCTGCTTTTCACATGCGGCACAGCTTTAATGAGTGTTTTCGTTACGGCCATCTTAATCTCCTAATTTCGCTTTCAATTCCTCTACTTCAGCCGACAGTTCTTGTACTGCTTTGATAAGAGGATAAACAAACATACTCTCTGAAACTAACTGCACACCGTCTGCACCATCTTCCTCCCAACCTGTAAAAGTATCCACTCCTTGTTTATCAAGAGCCGCTTTTACTTCTTGAGCGATCATTCCGTGTCTTTTATTTTCGGTGTCTTTCTCGAACCTTTCATCTGACTTCAATTCAGAAGGAACGTCTTTTTGCTTTCGCCAATTAAAGGTAACTGTTCTTAGATCGTTAATGAACGAAAGCCCCAAATCATCATCTGCTATATTTTCTTTTAATCGCTCATCAGAACTATGCGCCCAAGTTGCGTTAGCGGTGAATGTGTTAGCAATCCAATTACCACCAGCACCTATTCTTATTGAGTTATCCGTGGGGTTATCTACATTGTATCCAACAATCATTCGAGCCTGAGAATCACCAGTATCAACATCACAATCAGCACCTAAAATACTGCAATAATCTCCCTCATTTAGAGTAGCTGCTGCGTTTCTACCAACAACAACACAATTAGTTAGCGTCTGTGCG